GCCAAAGGGGGCAATCATATTTTAGCAAAAAGGGATAATTCTGCGTGGCCAAAAGGGTCAAAGTTGAGTGGCTTTTCCAAGGGATAAAAAGAATAAGGTGTAATCGTATTGTAGAACCTACACATTCTGGACATTCAAAACTTCGGGCAATCAACATGATGTTCAAAGTTGCAGAGTGACAATGCTTGACAAGCACCGAGTTCATGGTCATAAAATGCAGAAAATGGGGTTGAAAGAACATGTATTTACACGAATAAAATACAGATGATTTCTTGCGTATCTCATTGATTTTTAGTATATTTGGTAATAACAATCTACCTCGGCAGAGATTTTTTATAACTAAAAACAGATGACCATGTTTGAACTGTTACTCCTTATATATATGTTACCGGTCTGCATTCTTATCGGTTTGCTGATACGGTTGGCACTTTGGCTTATTCGCGTAATGCTGCGGTTGGCATTATGGCTGGTAAAGAAAACTTTCGTCTTGATATGGAAGCTGGTGACGCTTGCGTTTGTGCTGGTTATTTCCGGCAATCTGTTCCGGCAGCATTCGGACGGATAAAAGTGGGATGAGGAAAGGTACAATATGGAAAAAGCCGTATCTTCCTGTTGGAATGATACGGCTTGGTAAAGGTGTAACGGGTCTTTTCCCTCGAAGTAAGGATCGAACTGAAGCAAGTCGGTTAATTGATGAAACAGTTTTTGAAGCCATCAAACTTGTCGGCAACTTGCATCATATCCTGCTCAATTTTCTTGTTGGTGATACGCGCATAGATTTGTGTTGTTTTAATGTTGGTATGTCCCAGCATCTTTGAAACGGACTCAATGGGAACACCCTTGCTGAGCAACATTGTTGCAAACGTATGACGTGCAAGGTGGTAGCTGAGACGTTTCTTGATTCCACAAAGGTCAGCAATCTCTTTGAGATAAGCATTGATCTTTTGATTTGACAGGACTGGAAGCAGCCTGTTGTCTTTAGTCTTTCCTTTATACTTGTCAAGAATCATTTGAGGTATCTCCAACAAAGGGATATTACTCTGCACATTGGTCTTTTGACGGTTGATGATAATCCACGGACGGTTATCAAGGGTGATGATATTTTCCTGCGTCAGGTGAGCCACGTCGATGTAGGCAAGCCCACAGAAACAGGAAAAGATAAAAACGTCCCTTACCATTTCAAGCCGAGGTATCTCAAAATCTTTCTGCATGATGCGCTGTATTTCTTCATCCGTAAGAAAACCCCGATCCACCGGTTCCAGGTGAAAGTGGTGGTTCAAGAAAGGGTCGTGCGTCATCACGCCGCACTTCTGGGCAAAGATAACTACGGTCTTGAAGAATTTGAGCGTCTTGGTAGCCGAATTTGACTTCAGGGAAACTACGGTCTTCAGGTATATTTCAAAATCATGGATAATCAGATGCGTCAGTTCACCCGGCATGAGATCCTTTCTGCCGTATTTGGCATGGAGGAAATTCACAAAATGGCTTCGGGCTGCCGAATATTTGTGATACAAGGCTATGCTTTTACCTGCACCAACCTGTGCTTTGATGTCCTCCAGATACTTGTCGTAGAACTCGACAAACGTAGTCTTGACCTTGTTCTTGCCTAAAAAGATACTCTTGATTTTGTCAAGGGTCAGGTCTTCGTCAAATTCATGCTTCTTGAAAATCATCTGCAGCGAATTTGAGATGTTGTCCAACTGGGCATTCAGATTCAAGGATTCGCTTCCACGCCCCTTTACCCGGTTGGTGGAATTGTTCCATAGCTTCTTGTCAATGTAGATACCGGAAGAACCGACATTCAGCATTTCACCATTCAGGAAAATCCGGATCATCAAGGGAGACTTTCCCTGCTTGTTTTCGTAGTTTGAACGTACATAGTACGACACTTTAAAAATCATTCTCATAACGACTCAAATTTAATGTAGCACCATGGCTACAAAGTTCTACATAATCAGTTATGAATCAATGATTTTATAGGCTTCAAAATGGGCTTCATTTTTCGGTCACTGCTACATTTTTTTGAGGGGTCTTCAAAGTGTAGCAGTAAATGTAGCAAATAATGACCGAACTTTGAAGGCTAAACCCTACATTCAGGCCTTCACCTTGTTGGGGCGCAAAAATAAAAAAGCACCGTAATCAGCTGATATACGGTGCTTTGAATGACTTTTTGAAGGCTTTTGTGAAGTCCTTCGTTTTTGTTTCAGCGGAGAGACAGGGATTCGAACCCCGGGTACCTCACAGTACAACGGTTTTCAAGACCGCCGCAATCGACCACTCTGCCACCTCTCCAAGACTCCTTTTCAGAAGTACTTTCCGTTGAAAGCGCTGCAAAGGTACGACTTTATTTTAAATAAGCAAATAGTTTACCAGTTTTTTTGCTATAAAATTTTCAAATCGTATTTTTGCATACGAATAATAAACGAAAGAAATAAATCATGATATACCCTCAGAATTTCGAACAGAAAATAGGTTTCGATTCCATCCGTCATTTACTAAAAGAGAAATGTCTCAGCACATTAGGTCAAGAAAGAGTAGATGAAATGAACTTCTCAGAATCCTTTAAGGATATTAATGAATGGCTGGAACAGGTGATGGAATTCATACGCATCATACAAGAGGAAGACAGTTTTCCCGACCAATATTTTTTTGATGTACGCCCATCACTAAAACGTATCCGCGTAGAAGGTATGTATTTGGATGAGCAAGAACTGTTTGATTTACGCCGTTCTTTAGAAACAATTCGTGATATCATCCATTTTCTGACACTGACCCCGAATGACGAAGAACAAGAAAAAGAAAACTCCCCCTACCCTGCCCTACAAAAACTGGCAGGAGATATTATCGTGTTTCCTCAACTCATTACGCGTATTAACAACATCTTAGACAAATTCGGAAAAATCAAAGACAACGCTTCTTCCGAATTATTACGCATCCGCAGAGAGTTGGCCTCAA